TTATCGAAAGCAAAGGGGCTGCAGGATTTAACGTCATAGATTTTGTGATCTATTTCTATATCATCCTCACCCTTAATGGTGACTGAGCCAAAGTCCATTTCTACAAGGTTTTTACCGCCGGTAATGTTAACCTCTGCGACTTTCAGGATCAGATTAGTGATGCACTCAACGGCGTCACCGATCATCATCTGCACCTTGAAGTTTTTAGACTTGCGTTTCTGTTCAGAACCCATTGCACCATGCTGTAGCTGGCACAGAGGCTTCCCGATGTTTGACATCCGCAGACGAAAATCTCTGTCTTGCGGCGTAAGCTGCTTGCGAAGAGCTGCCTTAAACTCTTCGCCAGCCTCTTCTATCCAACTGTCATCAATGGTGAGGCCATCAAATTCATCGTTGGATAGTTTGTCATTCGTTGCATCCAGTTTGGACTGGAGCATTAGGCTACATCTACAAAGTCATCGTCGAGACTGTCTTCGATGTTCAAAGCATTCATTGCCTTATCATTCAGAGAACCTTCTTTGATAGCCGTGAAGTATTTGGCATCAATCTCTTGGTTCTCTTTCTTGATAGCCTGTGCAAACACAGACATGGTATCAAAGACCTGTTGGGTCATATCCAGCTTCTTGGACAGATCAACCTTATAGGTGGGGGTGTACCAAACCACAGAGCCGTTTTCGTTGTAATCGGCACCCATTTCAGCTTCGTACTCATAGATGTTAGAACCCTTGGGCAGGTTCTTCATGAAGCCGTTCCAGAAACCACCAAAGGTGCTATTCTTGTGGAACATGATGCAAGGCTGGTTCTCAATCGAAACCTTCTCACCATCGGCTGTCACACCGTCATAGCTTACGAGGCCACGGGTGACCCGATGTTTCATCGACTTGTAGACCTTTGCATCGGAGTAATCCATTTCCTGCAAGGTCTCCCATGACGGGTAACCACAAGCGATGCCGCCCTGAATATCACGGGCTTCGTCACGGGGGCTTGGAATGGCAATAGACTTGTTCACCAGTGTGCGCTTCCCGTCGATCTCATCCCAATGGAAATACTGTAGGTGGGTAGCTAACGGGCGAAACGTAACGGTCTCGCTGTACACCTTCTGATCCATATTGGTCAGGAAGTAGGAGCCTTCTGGGATAGCTTTCTTTGTTTCCTTATCCCGTGAGCGTGAGTTAATTTTAAGCTCTGGTACACGGACAATCGCTCCACCAGTTCCGCCTGTTACTTGAGTGCCTAGCAGTTCGTTCATCGCCTGCAGGTCTATTTGATTTACATTTGTAAGATCATTCATCTCGATTCGATCCTCTATTAGATGGACTTACAGTATGGCATTACTAAGTGGCACAAGTCAATCATATTCTACTTGATCTAACCAATTTTTGCCACGGGATGTTTCAATCTTTAGAGGTAGAATAAAGTCATAATCCCAAAGCTCTTTTGCTTCATCTGTGACCTTTTCCATGGCCCACTGCAGCACCTCTTTGACCTGTTGTTCTTCCTCTGGGTGAGTATCAACCACAATGGAATCATGCACCGTCAGAACTAGCTTAGAGCGCAGGTTAAGTTCCTTGAACTTTCGGAAGGCACGGATACAACTAAGTGGCACAATATCAGCGGTAGCTGCCGACTGCACAGGGTAGTTAACCTGTTGGGTGTAGTTCTTTGTGCGTCCGTTCTTTCGGCGTTCCTCATTAGGCCAGAAGAACTGCCGCCCGGAGAAGATCTGTATGTGGCCGTTCTTTAGTACACCGTCCGTTAGCTTCTTGTGGTATGTCCCAAGGCCTTTGTAGATATTGAAGAACTCACGGAAGTATTGAGAGATATGGGCCTCGTACTGTAGCCCTGTCCCGCCATAAATAGGTGCGAAACTAAAGGCCTTACTGCTCTGGCGTTGGTCCTTAGTAACCTCAGATGTTTTGCACTGGTATATGATGGATGCAGTCTGCTTGTGCAGGTCTTTACCTTCCAGAACATCCTTGATGATCTGCGGATCGCCAGAAAGCTCCCCTGCCATAACAAATTCTAAGCCACTGAAGTCGCTCTCAATTATCAGCCCGTCTTTAAACCTACTCACCATGGCCTCACGCACAGGAAAGCCACGCTTTGGCATGTTCTGTAGGTTAGGTGCAGTGGATGACAATCTACCGGTGGCAGTGATGCACTGGTTAAACTGCGCATGCAGAATACCATCTGGCCGTGTCCACGTTTCGATACCTGCAATAAAGCTGTCTAGGTAGGTGCTGACCGCACTCGCCTCAGTCATTAGCTCAAGGAACTCTACTGCAAGGTCGTTGCGCTTTCTACGGGCCTGTTCGATCAGAAGCTTGATGGTGTGCTTGTCTGTCTTGAAACCATTAATAGACGCATCGCTAGGGCCGCTGGGGTTAAGCTTGAGGCCTGCTACCTTGCCATTGGGTACATAGAAAGCGCCTACACCTTTGCACTCAGGACACTTGGACAGGTTCTTGTACGGTTCACCCTGAACCTTGTACTTCTTGCCTAGCTTCTGCCGGGTGACAGATTTGTACTTCTGTATAAGACCCCGTCCGTCACAAGGGTCACAACATACCACATCAGTTTTGTGCAGCACCTTCGTGTTTGACCGATACGCATCGTTAAACTCTTTGCGATTCATCCGGGGCGGATATAGAGGTTTACCGGCAGCATTCGTACCGATGTTAAACATCTTAATGTGCAGGTCTTTGCTTATCAGCCCACGGGAGTAAATTATCTCAGATCGATCTGCGCCAGAGGCGAGGTTATAAGGCTTATCGCCCATGACTTCTTCTGTAATTTCATCCAGACGGTTGTTACAATAGTTATAACGCTCTCTGAAGTGTGTCTCAATTTTGCCTAGCGCAACCTTATCAATCTTCACACCGTTACGCTCAATCTCAACCAAGAAGAAAAGCATTTCGTTCATCATCTTGACCACGCTCTGCATGCTTTGGTTTTCAGGCTTTGCGTAATCGTCTTGCTGCGCTAAGTATATCTCAGAACAGGACACCACATCTGCTTCTGCGTACTCCAAAACTGTTTCCCAAGGCATGGCCTCGAAGCCTGTACCGCTCTTAAACAGTTCATCTACAAGATCAGATTTCTTTCGGGTAACGTCACGGCGCTCCGCTGTAGCTTTAAGCGACAATTGCTGGCGCTGACCTTTAGCCAAGACGTATTCACCAATCATCGTGCAATATACTTCTGGTGGGATCTCAAAGCCCATTTCCATCAACCACATCACATCAAACTTAGCGTTGTGTGCAACAATCACATCAGCTTGCTTTAGAGCCTCACGAAGAGGCGCTGGGCTGTCAGGGTTAGGTTTATCGTTGTGGTGGAATACCAGTGTTTGGACAGGCTCACCCAACCAGCAATAATGCGCCGAAACACATCTGTTGTCTGGGTTGAAGGGGGAGTTGTCTATTTTGCCATCAAGTCTTTGTACCGTTGTTTCTAAATCCAGAATTAGTATCTTCTTCATTTCATCCGCCCGTAGAATTTTGTTGTTATTGTTGGGTCGTGCCGGTCAAACAGATGCCAGCTACAGTTGTCCTTGCCCGTGGTATTGTCGAACCACTTGACCCGTCCCACGCTTACGATCTTGCGTAGCCGGGGTAGGAACTGCATTGCCTGTTTTGTGTGAACCCAATCGCTATCAAACAGGAGCCATGTAGGCCGCAGGTTTGAGAAGGTTTCCAGCATCGGATGCAAGATCTTTCGATCCCAAGGTGGGTTCGTAATTATAACATCCGTGCGCCCTAGATGCGGCTCACTTAGATTCAGAGCATCAAGACATTCTATCTCAATGCTCATTGGATGTATGTCGTAGGCCGCAGAGCATGTTAGGCCTGCATCGATCAGCGTTTTGATTAAAGCACCATCACCTGCACAAGGCTCACAGAAAGACTGTACCTCTTGCAGATGTGGTACTAACGGTTTTACTGCCGCCGCCGGGGTCTTGTAGAAGTCCCGTGGCAGTCTCTTAAAATCAGATCTCTTACCCATTACAGCTTCCAGAGCTTGTTCTGGTTGAGGATCATTTCCTGCAAAAGATCTATCTGACGATTGATAAGCTTCTGCTTTGTTTCATTGTTGGAGTCCCTACGCTTTTGGCTATCTTTCAAAAGCTCTTCATAAAATTCTCTTAGATCATCTTCACTCAGCATCAGAAGACCCCCGCAGTTTGTGCAAAAGGGTCTGCGGGTCTGCGTAAGGATACCATTTGTTTTTACCAAAAACCCGCCACTTCTTACCGGACAGTGTAACGTGATATTTCTGGTCTACCGTCAGATGATCTTGGTACACCCTGATACCATCACCACCAAACCGTAGAAATTCTAAAGCAAGCTCTAGCTTTGCTAAGTTCTTACTAGCTGTATTATTGTAGCTGGTATCTTTCGCAGCCTTTGTTCGTGCTATTTCTATTGCGGATAGCAATGTTTCCTCGTTATTCAGCATAGCGGCTCACCTCTGGTTCGATTTTGCAGTAAATGGCTCCGTGGAAGCCTGAGAGCTTGTTCTTGCTTATGTACAAACAACGCTCAGTGTTCTGTTCATCATCGCCGCCACCTGCAGCTTTACCGATACCGATGATTACGTCTGCTTCCGCAGCTTTGCCCGTCTTCGATCCTTCAAGCATGGAGAAGTCGATGCGGGTCTTGCCCTCTGCGTCAGCGGATGCCTGTGACACAGCAATCACTGCACAGTTGTGGCGTTTAGCCACCTCACGCAGGCTGCGGTACAACTCACGAATGCGCTCATGCGAAGAGTTATAGTTGCCAGCTATGTGAACCTTGTCTGCTTGGTCAATGATCAGGATGTCAGGCTTAACACGCTCACAGTAAGCGTTGATCTTGTCCAAGTCCCAATCCTGCGTGTCCTTGAAGATCAGTTTGTCCCTGATGCTCATGTAAACAGAATTGGCTAGGTCTGGCTTCTCTGCGATTTCCTCACGGGTCATGCCAGAGCAAGCTTGAACCGCACGAAGCTTAGTGCGCATGCTCTTTTCTTCATTGCCCAGATACAGAACCTTGGCCCCTTGCGAACAGAAACCACCGGGTGCCGCACAGATGCTAACCATGAACGCCGACTTACCGGTTTCGGGCCTAGCTGCTACAATAGCGAAGTCACCGCCACCAAGGCCGTACAAGTGACGGGACAGGGTAGAGATGTTAAACTCAAACTTATTATCATCAGAAACTTCTGCCAGAAGCTCATAGATGTCATCGGTGATGTCTTCACCAAAATCATCAGGCATATAACTGTCTGTAATACGCTCTAGGAGCGTCTGTAAGCGGCGTAGGGCAGAGGGATCACCCTCAGACATGTTGATGCCCAGATTGGCTACCTCACGCCCTATGTCCTTACGCCAGAGGTTGTTGATTACGTCAGAGGCGATGTCAGAGCTTATAGCTTCTGCATGCTTTATCTGATCCACAACATCACGGACTTCGTGGATCTCAGCGGATGTAGCCACAGGGTTTTGTGACAGCCATAAGCTATACACTTCATCCGGGCTTATGTCGTGTTCGTATTTACCGTGCGCCTCTTTAACCAAATCGTATATGTCTGCGAAATCATCACTGAATAAACTTCGCCGTAAATTAGCCTGATTCTCTAAGTAAGTGGCGTTATTCAGTATTGTTTTTATTAGTTGTTGCTCCATAGGTCGGTAGTCCTCAGTGGTTTTAATTGTGCCACCTAGAATAACACCAAGTAGAAATAAAAAAACCCCCAATCTTTCGACTAGGGGCTTTTTCTTAGTTTGTTATGTGTTGTCAGTTAGTTCTGACGGAACTTCATCTTGCTGATGTCAGGGCTTTGGTCGCCCCGCCGTTCCTTCATATCTACCTGATGGAAGACTACACGCTTGTTACCTTTAACAATCGAAGCGACTGCTTGTTCCAAACGTTCTTGTTCCTCAGCGGCTTCTTTAAAACCGCCTTCGATGTCAAAATCTATGACTATTATACCCCGTGCTTTTATGGTCCCATTCCTTCTATAAAACTACTAAAGTAGACACATATAGTCTCGCTGACCTGTGTATTATCTACCGATGTATATTAGTTCAACAGAATGTTTTAGGTGGGGCCGAAGGGGGATGAGTGTGTTTAGCACACAAAGCTATTTCATTAGGTGTACCGTGAACATCACAACGAGCATTGCCTGATACATAAAGCCTAACAGCACGGGATCTCACAGAAGAAATAACATAGGTCCAAGTGTATTGGCTCCTTAGTGTATTACGTCTTGTATCTGTCCAACCGAAAGACATTTCAGATCCTCTTTTGTTAGGCGTAGGTTTGTAATCTCGCCATGCTTCTTTGATAGGTAGACTGCTTTACTACTTGCATCATTGTCAAGTACTAATGTTATTTTATTGTACTTAACTAATTGTTTTCTTATTTGCGTAGTTAAGTTCGTACCTAACAGAGCAAATCCCGTGACTCCATCAAGTCCACTAACGGCGCATGCAGAAGCTACATCTTCAACTAAAACAGCATGTTGTCCTGATCCAACAGTTATGCCCTGTGTGGTATCACCATACTTCCACCATTTCGGTAGACGCCCGTCTAAGGCTCTCCCAACAGCACCGGTATCATCATTTGTATAAAACAGAACCCGGTTTTCTGTTGGTAGGTATCTAATCTTTATCTTACCTGATTCGTATGCTTCCAGAGAATTTACATCTTCTAGGTATTTAACTGCGGGAGCATGCTTGCGCACAGATACGGTCATAGCGGGTAGCTGGTTAAGCTTCTTAACTGATCGCTGCGTAGGTGTGCCGCCTACATAGTTTTTGAGTGCGGTTATATCACGCCTACCTCTTAGGCTACCCTTGGCATTACAAGAAGCTCTAAAGCAGTTCCAGACCAGCACACCATCGAACCGGTCCAAGGTGAACTTATTCCTGCCCCCACAAAAGGGACAGGTAAGTGTTTTATGTTCACCTTCGGCCAGCTTGATCTTCTGAACAACGCTGACCTGTTCTTTGTAGCTAAACATTGTGCTTGATCCTGAAGATCTCTCCGCAGTCTTCGCAGTGATGATGAAACAGGTAGGAACCCATCTCCTCGCTTTCATCATCTAATTCTTTCAGGCCCGTCAGGAACTTTGGGTCTGTTAGATATACTACCAGAAGTGTTGGGTCTCCAACCTTTATTAAACTGCAGCATGTCTCACAGGCATGCGGCCTAGTTGATGCGTACTCTTCTACACCTTCTAGTGATCTTATTTTTACTTTGCTCATGGGTTATCCTCATTAACCTGTAGGTGGGACTAACCCTTGGGCGGGTTAGCCGCAGGCTACACCTAATTGTGAACAAGTCAACCACTTTGTTATGCCAGTTAGTTATGGGGCTAGTAACTTCTAGTCCCATACAACCTATTGTTTTATATAGGTTTTAGCCATACCCTGAAGGTCGTGTGTTCAAATCACACTCCCGCAACCAAGTGTCTGAACTCATTAGGCGAATCCTGATGGTTCCATTCTATTCCACATCATTCTATTTATATCAATGTAGAATTAACTTTTTCATCAGAAGAATCATGAATCACCTGTTCATATTTGAAAAACAATTGTTCAAAATCCTTGTATGCTAAAAGTCCCAGAAGATGCTTACGACTATTATCGTTATTATCAACCCTAAAATAAGCATCTCATTGTCTGTCACGGATTACCTCCTCATACTTAAAGAACAACTGCTCAAACTTCCATTGGTATAGCTGCTGCATCCCCATCAGTACGTTCATTAGTTCATCTTGCGTAGGCTCACG